GCCCTGTTGGAATAATTATGAAGATTGTCAACCTGCTTATAAACACGTCTGTATGCCGGAATTAAGAAAAGATTTAATATATCTTAAAGGTGAATGTCCGCTGGATTGTACTGGCGAATGTTATCGGCTGAATAAACCGGAGGCGAAATGAACGAGAAGAAGTGTAAAGACTGCGGGAGAGTCAAGTCACTAACCGAGTTCTATAAATGCATTCAGAATAATTCATATTATTTTTATCAATCTTACTGCAAAGACTGCGACAAGAAAAGATCGAGGGCTTGGTATAAAAATCATTTGGAAGAAGGGAGAAGGAAGAGGGCGGAATGGCAGATCAATAATATGGAGACACATATTAGAAATATCAAAGCATATAAGGATCGGCATCCTGAAAAGATACACGCTCATATACTGGCCAGAAAAATAAAGCATTTAACTTTTTGCGAGAAGTGCGGGGCCGGAGGTAAGATTTACAAACATCATCCGGACTACAGTAAGCCGAAAATCATTAAATCATTATGTTCGGATTGCCATAAAAAAGAACATAATAGATTGGTGGAAATATTATAAAAGGAAATTAAAATGAAATATTGTGCGACTTGTGCAAGGTTTAAAATGAATTTTCATAAAGACAAAGCAAGTTCAGATGGATTGAAAACTCAGTGCAATGATTGTGTAGCGAAATATAGTAGAAAATACTATCGGGACAACAGGGACAGGATAAACGAATACGGTAAAAAATATTATAGTGACAATAAAATTGTTGACTTGAAATCGGCCACTGGATAGACTAAATAAATCAGTTGAAGAAAATTTATTTGAACTCGTCTCTCGAATAAGTTTTCTTCCCAGAAAACTAAAGGCCGGTTTTTATGCGAGACGAACTCGAAAGAGTGCATGAGAATCGGCCTTTTATATTTTAAAGGAGGATAAATGGATTATAAGGAATTTTTAGAAAATAAATATCAACTCAGCGGTAATCATGGATTTGATCCGATATTTATGCCGGACTATCTTTTCGATTTCCAAAAATATATGATCGAGTGGGCAACACGAAAAGGACGGGGCGCAATATTTGCGGATTGTGGATTAGGCAAAAGCCCGATGGAGTTAGTCTGGGCGCAAAATGTTATTAAAAAAACTAATGGAAATGTTTTATTATTAACACCCTTAGCGGTCGGGGCGCAAATGAAAAGAGAGGCTGATAAATTTAAAATAGAATCCGAACGGTCAAGAGACGGGAAAATTCACAATAAAATTACGATTACCAATTATGAACAGATACATCATTTTAATCCGAATGATTTTTCTGGAATAATTTGTGATGAAAGTTCAATTTTAAAAAACTTCAACGGTAAAATAAAACAACAGATAAATATTTTTATGCGTAAAATTCCTTATAGATTATTAGCGACAGCGACAGCCGCGCCGAATGATTATATCGAATTAGGGACATCAAGCGAGGCTATCGGATATCTGGGCTATATGGATATGCTGAATAAATTTTTTAAAAATGATCAAAATAATTCAGCTACAAATAAACGCGGACGATTTACAGAGGAAACAAAATGGCGGTTAAAAGGTCATGCTCATCAATCTTTTTGGAGATGGGTTACGAGCTGGGCGCGGGCTATTAGATATCCATCTGATTTGGGATTTGATGATAATGGATTTATTTTGCCGGATCTGATAGAAATAGATAATAAATTAAAAGAGTACGGTAGATTTGAAGAAGGAATTTTGCCCGGTTTTTTATTACCGGCAAGAGGTTTGAAAGAGCAAAGGGATGAACGCAAAGCAACCATTGAAAGCCGATGTGAAAAAGTTTTTGATTTGTTGAAAGATCATAAAGATTTTTCTGTAATCTGGGTTAATCTAAATAAGGAGGGTGATTTATTAGAAAAAATAATTCCTGATTCTGTTCAAGTCAGCGGAAAAGATAGCGACGAATCAAAAGAGGAAAAATTGATTTCATTTTCAGAGGGAAAAATAAAAAGACTAATTATAAAACCGAAGATCGGAGCCTGGGGTTTAAATTGGCAACATTGTAATAATGTTATAATTTTCCCGACTCATAGTTATGAACAATTTTATCAATCGATTCGCAGATGTTGGCGATTCGGACAAAAAAGAAAGGTAACCGTAAATTTAGTTTTCACAAAAGGCGACGAGAACATGATTAAAAATTTGAAACGAAAACAAAGTCAATCCGTAGAAATGTTTAATCATCTTGTTGCTGAAATGAATAATTCATTATCGATAAATAATATTAAAGAATTTAAAAATAAAATGGAGTGTCCGACATGGCTATAAAAGAACAAATAATAGAAAAAAATTACGCCCTGTATAATTCCGATTGTATAGAGGTGATGGCCGATATGCCAGATGAGTCAATTCATCTATCCGTTTATTCCCCGCCGTTTGGAGGGTTGTATCATTATTCAAGTTCGGAAAGGGATTTATCAAATTGCGATTCGTATGAAGATTTTTTTAAACATTATAATTTTCCCGACTCATAGTTATGAACAATTTTATCAATCGATTCGCAGATGTTGGCGATTCGGGCAAAAAAGAAAGGTAACTGTAAATTTAGTTTTTACAAAAGGTGACGAGAATATGATTAAAAATTTGAAACGAAAACAAAGTCAATCTATAGAAATGTTTAATCATCTCGTTCAACACATGTCAAACTCTCTAAATATTGATAATAACAAAGGATTTAAAAAAGAATTATATAATCCCGAATGGCTATAAATATTTTTTTATTGACATGATATAGAGATATAGTATAGATATTATATAATCTATATTATAGGGGGATATTAAATGATTATAGAATTAAAATGTAAAGTTTGCGGGAAAAAAGTTAAAACAAGACGTAGCCCCGCTGGATTAAAAATTTCTAAACCGAAATACTGTAGTCAAAAATGTAATGGAATTAATAAACATAATAACAAGAAAGGGGCAACACCTAATGTATTTTATTATTGTTTATCTTGTGGTAAAAACGTTGCGACATATAGAAGCCCATCAGCAAGAAAAAGCTATATACCGAAATTTTGTAGTTTGAAATGTGTCGGGTTATTTCAAAAAGGCAGTAATAATCCTGCATGGAAAGGAGGAAAATATAAAGATTCTAATGGCTATATCAATATATTTATGCCAGACCATCCTTATACGAACGTAAAAGGATATATTTATGAACATCGATTTATTGTAGAACAAACAATCGGACGATATTTATTGCCTAAAGAAGTTGTACATCATATCGATGGAGATAAAAAAAATAATAATCCGGAAAATTTAAAATTATTTAATAGTAGTTCAGAACATTTAAAATATCATAATAAAGGAGAATGAAATGGCGATTATAGATCAAGTAACAACAAAAAATTATTCTTTAATAAATGGAGACTGTATAGAGGCAATGAAAGATATGCCGGATGAATCAATTCATCTATCTTGCTACTCTCCCCCTTTCGGTGGGTTGTATCATTATTCAAGTTCGGAAAGGGATTTATCAAATTGCGATTCGTATGAAGATTTTTTTAAACATTATAATTTTGTAATTAAAGAATTAAATCGTATTACTAAAAAAGGTAGATGTACGGCGGTCCACTGCATGGATGTTCCTTCCGGTAATTCTGGGGGCGATCATTTGAGAGATTTCCCTGGGGATATAATTAGAGCGCACGAAAAAGAAGGATTTGATTGGATTGCGAGGCATTGCATTTGGAAAGAACCTTTAACCGTAAGAAATAGAACTATGCAAAAAAATCTTGCTCATAAAACCGTTGTCGATGATTCTATTTATTGCGGGGTTGCGAGTGCGGATTATCTTTTAATTTTTAGAAAAAAAGGTGATAATGAAATTCCGATATCTCATCCAACTGGTTTAAGTTTTTATGCAGGGGAAAGAAAAATACCTGAAGATGTTTTAAAATTTAAAAACTATAAAGGTAATCAGATTGAAAATAGATATTCTCATTGGATATGGAGACAATACGCTTCCAGTTTTTGGGATGATGTACGGCTGGATCACGTCCTGCCATTCAAACAATCCCGGGATGAAGATGACGAAAAGCACGTCCATCCATTACAGCTCGATGTTATAAATAGGGTGATAATTTTAAGAACCAATCCTAATGAAATAGTTTTTACTCCATTTATGGGAGTTGGGTCAGAGGTATACGGGGCGGTTATAAATGGTCGGAAGGGAATCGGAGTTGAATTAAAAGAATCATATTACAAACAAGCGATAATGAATTTAAAAAATGCAAAACGGAATCAGGATGAAGATTTAGAATTATTCACGGAGGCCGTCAATGATTAAAGTATTTATAAGTAGCCCTTACACTTTAGGGGACACAGCCGTCAACGTCAAGCGTCAACTTAATATAGCCGATGAACTTATGAACGCGGGCTTTTCGCCTTACGTGCCTTTGTTGTCGCACTTCCAACACATGGCACACCCGAGGTCATACGAAGACTGGACGCAAAACGATATTGTCTGGTTGAAATTGTGCGATTGTGTTTTAAGGCTTGACGGTGAAAGCCTGGGATCTGATTTTGAATGTCACGTTGCGACCACTTGGAATATACCAGTATTTCACAGTATTTCAGAGCTTGAAAAATTTCGGAATAGTCTTGACAAAATAAGAGATAAGGGATAAAAAGATATATATGAACCGGTCAAATAAAATAAGAGCCTTTAATGCAGAAGTTGATTTATCACTTTCCTTGACCGGTTCAGTGGTAGGTCTGAAAAAGACTTCTGCATTAAGGGCTTTTTGTTTTTAGGAGGTACAATGAAAATACTCAAAAAAATAATTATAACTTTATACTGCTATGATATAATATCCGCTGAGATTGTAAACTATTTGATCGAAAAATTAAATCTCAAAGAGGTATAATTGATGTCTGATGATAAAAAATATTATTATTTAAAACTTAAAGATAATTATTTCGATCAAGACAACATCAAGGTTTTAGAAAGTTTGCCGAATGGACATTTATATTCTTTAATAATTTTGAAACTATATGTTAAGGCTTGTAAATATAACGGTCAATTAAAAATGACAGATTCAATTCCTTATGACCCCAGCAAGATAGATATTTTGGCAAAAGTAATAAACCATGATCAAGACCATGTAAAAGAAGCTGTAAAAAACAGCATCGCTTTAGGATTGATATCGCTGATGGAATCGGGCGAAATGTGGATGACTGAAATACAAAATTATATCGGGCATTCAAGTACCGAAGGAGATCGCAAGAAAATCTATCGGGATAAGATAAAAAACAATAAATTATTAACAATGGGACAATGTCCGGACATTCGTACACCAGAGATAGAGATAGA